GGTACAGGTAAAACTACTATTGTAAACGCACTGAGTTATGCCCTTTACGGGCTTGCTTTAACAAATATTAAACGCAACAATTTAATTAACAAAACTAACAACAAAGGTATGTTGGTTACTCTATCTTTTGAAAAAGATGGTAGAGAATATAAGATTGAAAGAGGACGTGGACCTAATATTCTTAAGTTTTATGTAGACGGACAAGAACAAGAAATGCTAGATGAGTCTCAAGGTGACTCACGTAAAACACAGGAAGATATTATTGACTTATTAGGTATGTCGCACAACATGTTCAAACACGTTGTTGCACTAAACACATACACAGAACCTTTTTTAAGTATGCGGGTAAATGATCAAAAAGATATTATTGAACAATTACTTGGTATTACAATACTTTCTGAAAAAGCAGAAGTGCTTAAAGACAAACTTAGACAAACAAGAGAAGCAATTACGGATGAAACTGCTCGTATAAATGCAATAGAAACAAGTAATTCACGTATCGGTGAAACAGTTCGTAGTTTACAAACAAAGCAAAGTGCTTGGAATACAAAGCAACAACAAGACATTGCTAAATTAGAAGCTTCAATCGACGAATTAGAACATTTAGATGTAGAAGATGAACTAGATAAACACGAAAAGTTGTCTAAGTGGGAAGAACAAAACAATTCTATTTTGGCTCTTAAAAAAGAATTAAGCACATTAGAGCCTGCACTAGTACGTGCAGACAACTCTGTAGAAAAAGCAAAAAGAGATTCAGAAAATCTTGATCAAGGCACATGTCATACTTGTGGACAAGCACTACATGATGATAAAAAAGAAGAACTAGCAATTAGTAAGAATAAAGAACTTGAAGATGCAATAGCATATCAAAAAGAAGTAGGCGACAAAGTTACTGATGTAACAAATGCACTAGACGAAATCGGTGATATAAACGGCAAGCCTACTACATTCTATGAAACTATCAAAGAAGTTTACGATCATAAACAAAATGTTGCACAATTACAAGAAGCTCTTAGCCGTGCAAAAGCAGAAGTAGATCCTTATCAAGAACAAATTGATGAACTAAACAATAGTGCAATACAAGAAATTGATTGGAAAACTGTAAATGATTTAACTAGTCTCAAAGAACATCAAGATTTCATGTTGAAACTATTAACAAACAAAGATAGTTTTATTCGTAAAAAGATTATTGATCAAAATTTAGCATATCTAAACAATAGGCTTACTAATTATCTTGATAAACTTGGACTACCGCACAGTGTAATATTCCAAAACGACTTAACAGTAGAAATTACACAATTAGGACAAGATTTAGATTTTGACAATTTAAGTAGAGGTGAGCGTAATAGGCTTATCCTTGGTATGAGCTTTGCATTCCGTGATGTTTGGGAGAGCTTATATCAGAATATCAATCTGCTGTTTATTGATGAGCTGATTGATAGTGGTATGGATACCAGCGGTGTTGAGAATTCGTTAGGTATTCTTAAAAAGATGGGTAGAGAAAGACAGAAAAATGTTTATCTTATATCCCACAAAGACGAACTAGTAGGAAGAGTAACACATGTTCTCAAAGTAATAAAGGAAAACGGCTTTACATCATATGAGAACGATGTAGAAATACACAATGAATGACGATACACATGATAAATTGACCAAGGCGTATATGGCATATTTTAAGGCAAATGAGAAATTTGAAGCTCGTAACTCTGTACGAACGCATCGAGAAAGCAGAAAATGGCTACGTGAGATAAGATCACTAGCAAAAGAGCGTATGGACGAGATACATTATAAACACAATTCCAAGAAAGAGGCCCCAGAATCATAGGCAACGGTAAGTACCAATATGCAATGGACTTATCAAGGTGAAAATGTGGATGAAATACCAGAAGGTGTAGAAGCATTTGTCTACTTGATAACCAATAAAGTCAATGGCATGAAGTATGTAGGCAAGAAACTAGCAAAATTCAAAACAACGAAGCCACCGCTAAAAGGCAAGAAAAACAAAAGACGTGGAACAAAAGAATCAGACTGGAGAGACTATTGGGGATCTTCGGACAGATTGATTGCGGATGTTGCACAACTAGGCGAAGACAAGTTCACTAGAGAAATATTATACTACTGTCCAAGCAGAGGCATTGCAAGTTACCTAGAGGCCAGAGAACAATTTGAACGCAGAGTACTTGAAAATGATGATTACTACAATGGAATTATTAATGTACGTGTTGGTGGTTCAAAAATTCTAAAAGAACACTTAAAAAATATATAGGCAAAATACGGATATTGTTTGATCGGGGTTGCTCGATCCGCTTTGAGGACATGTCTGCATGTTCAGAACTAGCGAATCCACCAGGCTGTATGCTACGAAAACTCCACGCAAGGGAACGAAGCGGGAGATAGCGAAGAAATCCGCGAAGCGGTAAAGCGGTTTTGCAAATTTTTTCGTGATGTCGACGTAGGTTGGGAAAGGTCAGAGCCCATGTAGCAAAGTCAAATACCTACTTCCGAATCTCGGCTGTGACGAACTCACATGAAGACCAAGATTAGATGGAACCGCTGTTAGGTTCCGTCTGACTGAAACAATCTACATGAAGCAATTACAATATCACTTACGTGATATTGCTTTAATTCAAGTAATTACTTCTATCACAAACGAAGTGTTAAGTTTGAGCGTAAGCGAAAACTAAATGAGCTTTAGCTCATTTCTAATTATTCTTGTAAACAGTCCATAACAATACTAGAGTTATTAATATAAAGTATACGTATGGATTGCACATCTGATGAATATTTAGTGTAATTCTGGATCTCTTCCAAAGCCTGGTTTGACACTGCTAACTTCGAATGTTTCATACCTAAGTTCTAGATGAGGCTGTTGTTCACGCATAGTATCAATATACTGTACTGCTTCTTCAATGCTGTTTAGAACTTCTATTTCGTTATCCGCGTTGTCAATAATGCGATATCGTGTTATCATAATAGATATTTAATATGTAATTATCGTTTCAAATGTATAAATATAATTAATCGGGAGACAAACTATGAAAGTATACGACGTTTTAACAGAATCTAAGCAGGTTGACGAAGGTCCTATTAGATTTTTGAAAAGAACACTAGGAAAAAACACAGCTATGGGCAAGGCCGCACAGCTAGATGTTGAATTAGACAAAGAAGTATCTAATATCTACAAAGACTTTGTTGCTGTAAGTAAACAAGATCCTAAAATGGGCGGAATGACTGCTAAAGGACTTGCTAACTTTTTAAAAGCAAAGGGTTTTGTAAGTAAACCTAGTGCAGTAATGGCGTATATTAATCAAGAACCTAGCATTGGCAGAAAAGCGGCTAAAGCAGGTAAAGCAGTTAGTAAAGCCGGCAAAGCAGTTGGCAAAGCCGCTAAAAAAGGCGCGGCCGCTGTTACAGGCGCGGCAAGCAAACTTAAAAAATCACTAGAACCAAAAGCAACAGGACTTACTCCAGATCAACCTAATCTCCCAGGTATTGAAAGTATGTACAATGAAGCAATGCTAATGGAAGTAGATATAAAACTATCAGGCGGACAAGCAAAGAAAATTATCAAACGTTTTGTACAACAAGGCTTTCAAAAGCAAATGGGTAGCAGATTATCTAAAAGTAGTTACGGTGATGCGCCTAAAGACGGAGCTCCTGCAAAATCTGCAAAAGCACCAAGTGCTAAAGCAGATGCTAAAGCAATGGCAACACCAACTATGGACGTTGACTCCGCAGTTAAGTTTCTAAAGTCACAAGGTTATAAAGTAACAGCACCTAAGAAACAAAAAACAACAGCTTAGTTTTTACCAGAACGGTTGATTAATCTTTTTAGCAGTATCTAGATTTTCTTTTATTATATCATTGAAGATTTCTTGATCTTCACGAGACAGCAGATATGCATCGTCGAGCTGTAGCCCGCCACGCATCCACCAAACCAATTTCATTATATTGTGTTTGATTTCTTTCACCTGTCCTTCGAGGATCTTAACCTCGCTTAGGATTTTGTCGAGGCTCCATGTTAAGATCCTTAGCCGAAAAAATTACTCTGATCAAAAGTTACAGGCACTTCATATGTTTTAGGTGCTCCTGCTTTGATTTCTTCTTCAGTAGCTTGTACAGTCAAAGGTTTTTGTGTAAACCTTTCCTTTTGCTCTTTGATAAAGTCAGCAATCTGATTGTATGTTCTAGCTTCTGCATTTTCCAAAAACTCTCTAATGTATTTTGGATTTGTTACAGCTTCATCATCGCCATCAGGTTGTATAGCTACAACATTTGCAACTACAGCATTAATGTTAATGTCTGTAAGTTTTGCAAAGCTCTGTTGGAATCTTTGCAACTTAACACCTTCATCAAGTTGATCATCATTAACAGTTGTAAAGATACGCTGTTCTTCAAATGCTTTGATTGCTTGTTGTGTTGCCATTTGATAAGTTGCAGGTTTAATTTGCACTTTGAATCCATCAATCTGAAAAGTATCAACATACTCCGTTTGAATTAAATTGTCAAAGATAGTTTGCAAGTCTAGCTGATAATCTTTTGTAATGTCAGTTCCAGGAACTTGAGCACTCATATCAATTTTCTCTCCAAAACTTGCCATTCTAATTGCAACTAATATAGCATCTAAGTCAATGCTAGGTGTTTGCCATGCGTCTTTGATGTTTGGAATACAACTTTGAATCACATCAACAGTGGCTTGTCCATTTAATAACGCATCTGGCGTTTTAAATGTAATTTCGTCTTTTGCCGTCATTGCATACACAGGATATTCTCCATTTTGTGTTTTTTCTAATGCATTGCTAGGCCAGTAATGACCTTCACTTGGCAATTTGATGTAGATCTTAGGCTGTCGTAAATGTTTTACTAACGGGTTACCAGCCGGTGCTTGTACCGGTATTGGTTGTGCTTGCGTCGGTGGCATCGGCGGAACTGCCGGATTGCTCGGTGACGGTTGCTGAGGCATACCCGATTGCATACCTTGTGGTCCCATGTTTGGTGGGATATTATTATCTACCATGTTTATTTCTCCTGCTAAATACTATTGTAATAGCATACATATTTATAGCTATATATAATGTGAGTACTTAATTAATGGCAGTAATAGATGGTTAAGATTGATATACCCGGTGTAGGGGAAGTTACAGCAGAAAATGCGGCTTCAGAACGAACCCTAAGAGAAATACTTAAAGCGTTAGGCGGCAAAACTCCTACCGGTCAAACCGGTGGTGGCGGTGGAGTAGGCCCTGATTTAGAAAAAGCACAGAAAAACACAAATAAATTCAACAAAGAAATCAAAGAAGCTGGTACAGAAGTTGATTCTTTTGGTAGTAAACTTTCTAGTATTACAGGAGGTGTGTTAAATTCTCTGCTTGCAGGTTTAGGTGCAGTAGTAGGAGCAATACCTGGATTTGCTACAGAACTTGCTTTTGGCGGGCAACAACTTACAGATTTTGCAAAACATATACCTATTCCAGGATTAACAACACTTACAGGATTACTAGACGGACAAATTAATAGTTTTAGGCAACTTACACAAACAGGCGCAAGTTTTGGCAATAGTATGTTCGAAATAACTAGGATAGCAGGCGAAGCGGCAATACCACAACAACAATTTATTGAACTAGTAAGTCAACAAGGAGAAGGCTTACGTATATTTGGTAACACTGTTGGCGATGGTGCTAGACGTTTTGCAAGTCTATCAAAAGAACTTAGACAAAGCCCATTAGGAACAAGACTACGAGAAATAGGTTTTACATCTGAAGAATTAAACGAAAATTTTATTAACTACAGTGAATTGATGCAGACATCAGGTAGACGTCAATTTATGACTGACAAACAATTAATAGAAGGTTCATTAAAATACTCACAAGAACTAGATAAAATTTCCAAACTTACAGGTAAGAGTCGTAAGCAGATGGAAGAAGAAATGCGTCAAAAGAATTTAGACATTAGACGTCAAATGGCAATTAACAAATACGGTGAAGAGTTTGGATTGAGATTACAACAAATATCTGCTACATCTCCAAAATTAGAAGCGGCTATTTTAGATATGGCAGACGGTGTTGCTAACGATCCTTTGACAAAACAGTTAATGGCTAACAATGCTACATTTAGAGAGCAAGCAAAAAATGTTCACAATATGACTGCTGAACAAGCCAACAACTTTATGAAGAATGTAAGAGATGATGGTTTAGCGTTTGCAAGAACAATGGGAGATGCAGGTGTACAAGCAAGTATCGCGGCAGGTAACAGTGTTGGTGCATACAATGAGTTGACAGGAGAACTAGGTAGAGTACAAAAAACTACAGGTGACGTAACTTCGGAAGAACAAGCCAAGCGAGATAAGATTACAGAAAAGATGGGAACGTTTGCTGAAACAGTTGCAACAATACAAGGTAACATACAAGCGGCAATAGTTGACAGTGGAATATTCCAAGACTTGTCTGATAAGATTGCAGACTTCTTACCTACCACTGAAGAAGCAAAAACAATGTATGGCGAAGCAAGCAAATATTTCAAAGATAATATTTTGCCATCACTTCAATCAACCTACGATTGGTTTACAGGCGACGGTTATACTGCACTAAAAGAAAGTGTAGGAGGAATGTGGAATTATACTAAAGAAACACTTTGGCCTAAAGTTAAAGAAATTTTTACTTACCTTACTGACTTGTGGGATGGATTGACACCAAAGATTGATGCTTTCTTTGCAGAAGGTGGAACATTTGATAATATGATGAAATCATTTACTGACTTGTACGACAAATACGAACCAAAAATTGCAGAGTTCTTTGACACACTTTTTTCAGAAGGCGGAATACAAAAAATATATGATCAATATTTAAAACCTGCGATATCATCAGCATTTGATTCATTGTTAAGCGGTATTGGATTCTTAGCAATAGGTGGTGCAATAACTTTGATGTTAGTAAAAGCAATAGGTGCAATTAATCCTTGGGTAAAAATTGCTACACTACTTGTTGGAGGAATAGCGGCAGTAATTGGCTGGGACAATATAAAAGGATTTTTCACAGATACTATACCTAAATTCGGAAGTAAGATCTCAGAAAAATTTAGTGAAGTATTAGGATTTATAACTGGTATATTCAGCTGGACTTCAATCAAAGGTTATATTGGTAATATCCTACCTGAAGGTAAAATTGGAGATTGGGTAAGAGGAAAACTAGGAATCGGAGACTCAGGCGAATCTCCTATGTCAACTACAAGCAATCCTACTATAGAAGAAGCTGTATCAGAAAGTGCCTCAGCTGAGGAAGCTAAGGCATTAGCTAATGAATTACAAACTCCTTCAGCCAACTCTGATGGGTCAAGTTGGTGGGAAACGATAAGTAATAAGTTAACCGAGTTAATTGACGTTAATAAAGGAACGCAAAAAGCAACAAAATCGCTTAACGGCAATATAAATGGGGCAAGATAGGATATAATATGAGTTGGAAAAGATATTTTACACCAGTAGAGGGCGAAGCAGGAACACGTAGCCCACTATCAGTAGGGCAAGGAACACAACCAGGGCCAGCAAGATCAAATTATTCTAGTTTTTTACCAGATGTATATACAGGTGCTCCTAATAGAGTTGAGCGTTATGGACAATATAATGTAATGGATCAAGACAGTGAAGTAAATGCGGCACTTGATATTCTTGCTGAATTTTGCTCACAACAAAATCCTATCAATAAAACAAGTTTTACTATTGACTTCAAAAAGATGGCTACAAATTCAGAAGTTAAAGTTTTAGAACAATACTTACAACAATGGACTAAAATGAATGACTTTGGCACACGCATGTTTAAGATTGTGCGTAATGTGTTTAAATTTGGCGATGCATTTTTTATTAGAGATCCAGAAACTACAAAATGGCATCATGTTGATCCTGCAAAAGTATCAAGTATAATTGTAAATGAATCAGAAGGCAAAAAGCCAGAACAATACATTGTTAAAGATATTAATTTAAACTTTGTTGACAAAGTTGCAACTACTCCTTATACTACTAACGGAAATGTTACAGGAGGTGGTGACGGATACTTAACAGGCGGCGTTCGAGGTATGGTTGGTAATACACAAACATCAGGATCAAGCTCAGGACGTTTTGGCCATGACAAAACTAAAGAACATGCTATTACTGCTGAACACATGGTACATTTAAGTTTAAGTGAAGGCTTAGATAATAATGCTCCATTTGGTAACAGTTTATTAGAAGGTATATTTAAAGTATACAAACAAAAAGAATTATTAGAAGATGCTATTATTATCTACAGAACACAAAGAGCACCTGAACGTAGAGTGTTCTATGTTGATGTAGGAAATATGCCATCGCACCTAGCGATGCAGTTTGTTGAAAGAGTCAAAACTGAGATACATCAAAGAAGGATACCATCGAAGACAGGAGGCGGTACATCTGTCATAGACAGTGCTTACAATCCTTTATCAACTAATGAAGATTACTTTTTCCCACAAACAGCAGAAGGTAGAGGATCAAAAGTTGAAACACTACCAGGCGGTACTAACTTAGGCGAAATCGACGACCTTAAATATTTTACTAACAAACTTGTAAGAGGATTACGTATTCCTAGTTCATACTTACCAGCGGCCGCACAAGACGAAGGACAAAGTTCTTTCAATGATGGAAGAGTTGGTACAGCGTATATTCAAGAATTACGTTTTAACAAATACTGTGAGCGTTTACAAAATTTAATAGCTGAAGTGTTTAATCAAGAATTTAAACGCTATCTACTAGAAAAAGGTATTAACGTTGATATTGCAATGTTTGATTTATTATTTCAACCACCGCAAAACTTTGCAAGTTATAGACAAAGTGAATTAGATAATCAGCGTATAGGTACGTTTGCACAGATACAAGCTATTCCATTTATTAGTAATAGATATGCAATGAAACGTTTCTTAGGAATGAGTGATTCAGAGCTTGCAGAAAATGAACGTTACTGGAAAGAAGAAAATGATGAAACATTATCTTCACAGCCTACAGATGCAAGTGCAGAAATGCGTGGAGCAGGTATTAGTGGAGCAGGTATAGAAGGCGATCTCGGAGCAGGCGCTGACACAGCACCTGAAGGTGAAGAAGGAGTTGCTACAGGTGAAACTGGAGGACCAGAATCTGTAACTACACCAGATGCCGGCGGCGGCGCTGAACCTCCTGCGGCCGAATAGGATAAATATTAACATGATACTTAGAGAACTATTTTATTTTGACAAAGAAACTATTGATCCAATAGAAGATAAAACTTATGATGCTACAGATGATAAGAGCATTGTAAATCGTGATGACACACGTAAAACACGTTTAACATTACGTCAAATTAATAAAGCACGTAAAGCATCAGAACTACATCAAGAAGAAAAACAGAAAGAACTAACATTCGTACGCCAAATGTACGGCATTCAAGCACAACCTGAAGTATAGGATTATGTATTATGACTGTAGCCTTTGTGATAGGTAATGGCACCAGCCGTAAAGACATTGACTTATATCCCCTAAAAAATTACGGAAAAATTTATGCATGTAATGCAATGTTCAGGCATTTTGAGCCTGATTATCTAG